CGCAGCAGCCAACGCACTTGACGACTATGAAGAAGGAACTTGGACTCCAAGTGATGGTAGTGGTGCTAGTATATCATTCACTAATGATAACACAGCTACTTATACAAAGATTGGAAGATTAGTTCATGTACAATTTAGTCTTACCTATGGCTCTAATAGTAATGGTAACAGTGCTGCTATAGGCAGCCTTCCTTTTAATCAGGGTGTTAATTATGGCTCAGGAATTGTTGGTTGGACATCTAGAGATAATCCAGCAGGGGTTACTTGTCATATTGGTGCTAATAGTGTGATCTATTTAATGGATAACACAAGTGCAAGTAGTTCTAGTGGTAAACATTTGTTAAACTCAGAAATGAGTGGCGTAAAAGTTATTGGCAACGCTACTTATTATACAAGTTAATTTATAGACCGAAGCTACGTCTATAAACTAAGCCTAAAACTGTTTATATCGGAGATATATCCTAATGGCATTAGCCGAATCAATAGAATACGACAAGATAGAAGTTGTCGGTCAATATAAAGCAGTTCAAGTTCGTAAAGCTACAGTTATCACAAAAGATGGTAATGAGCTTACAAGATCTTTTGAAAGATATGTACTACATCCCGGGAAACTAGATGCTTCCGATAATTTAGTAGATACAGATCTATCAGGAGAACCAGCTGAAGTATCATCAATATGTACAGCAGCTTGGACTACAACAATAAAAAATGCTTGGAAAGCAAAACTTATAGAAGATAAATCTAATTAAAATGGCAACAAAAACTTGGGAAGTTAATACACTTCAACGCGAACTCGCAGATGGATACGTAAATAAAGTTATCTATAGAGTTAAAGGTTCTGACGGAACTTATGAAACAAGAGCTACAGGTGAAGTAGATTTACCAAAACCAGAAACTCTTATACCTTACAAAGACTTAACAGAAGAAAAAGTTATAGGTTGGGTTAAAGCAAAACTAGATGCAGATAATGCTGGAACTGTAGCAAAGATAGAAGCTGCAATAGATGCAAACATTGCTACACAGAAAACACCTGTTTATGGTACTGGTAAACCTTGGGGCTAAGTGGAACTTCCACTAATATTGTTACCGGACCCAATACCGTTAAAAACAATATCCATACCTTTACCTACAGCTGATGTACCGAGTTATGTACCCTTAGTCGTACCTCCTAATGATTTACGAGAACCAAAGGGTACAAAACCTATTGAAACTGCGGAACCTCCAGCACCTACATTACCACCCCCATTTCCACCTTATAAACTACCTACGGGAGATGTATTAGTTCCTACAGCAATAGCTGCTGTTACTGCTGTTGCAGCGACAACTATAACTCAACCGATTATAGAAAAACTAAGGAAAAAGATACAGAAATTCTTACAAGATAAAATAAATAAATGGAAAGAAAACCGGAAGAAAAAAAGGGAATCTTCTCAAAACTCAAAGAAAACATAGACGACCATGAAGAACAGATGGCAGTACTTGGTGCAGCCGTTCGTTTAGGGGTTGTTATATGGAGTGGCTTCATAATTACATTAAGTTATGTCGAACTACCTATGGTCAAGAAGTCAGCTACAGCAGGCGATATCACGTTCGTAGCCTCGATTTTTACAGGGGCACTTGCCACTTTCGGGCTGTCCACGGGTAACGGTAATAGTAAAAACAAAGACAAAGACAAACCAAAAGCATGAAAAAACTAATCTTGCTTTTAGCTCTGTTATCACCCAGCATAGCTAGAGCCAATACTGTCACTCCCCAGTTCACAACAGGGAGTATGAATTCAACGACTACTACAACTCAGACTATAACTGAGGTAGAGCAGAAACAAGTATTTGGAGCTGCTGTTAATACGTGGTCAGGAACAAACATAACACCCTCAGCAGATATTGCTGGTAGTGGTACAACATTTACTGTTACTACTCCTGCTAATCCTTGGACATTAGAAACTACATCAAGATCTGCTGGGTTAGTAGAACAATGGGATACCACAAGAAACTACACAATAAACTCCACTACTACTTCGCTCTCTGTCTTCTCACAGTAAGCCCAGTACTAGCAGAAGGAGATACAAATAATTCATCAAATCCTGTCGCCGCGGCTACGGGAAATGTCACCAATCAAGCTGTGCAATTCCAGAACAATGGTGCTTCTTCACGGCAAATGTATGGACCTTCCATACAGTGCAACGGAAGCACTATGACCTTCAGCCCTTTTTATATGGGCAACCATACTAATCCGTATTCAGCGGATGAAGATACAAGAGATTTATATCCCTCTAGCTATTCATTAAATGAAAACTGGGGATTTCAAATTAACTTTATGGTTCCACTAGATAAGGGTGGTTATCAGCAATGTAAAGACATAGCTGCACGTCAAGAAGAAAAGATGAGATTGGACTACGAACTTGTTCGCGCATTGAAATGTGCAGAACTACAACAAAAGGGTTTTACCCTAAGACCGGGAAGCCGTGTCGAACATATGTGTCACGACATAGTCCCTATTCAATCATTATTACCACAAAAAAATGTTAGCACTAATAAAACCTCTCGTTTTAACTTCATTAAAAAGTGACAAATTCAAGAAATTTGTAATTGAGTTACTAGAAAAATTAGTAGAACAAACAGACAACGATTTAGATGATAAAGCATTAGCTATAGTCAAAAAAGGACTAGGCATGTAATGGCTAACGTCAGTTTAAAAATCGGCAAACATAAAAGTCGTACTGGAGGTCTCACCAAAGCTGGTAGAGAAAAATACAACAGAGCTACAGGCTCAAACCTAAAAGCACCCCAACCGGGTGGTGGTCCTCGCAAAAGATCTTTTTGTGCTCGTATGTCGGGTGTAAAAGGACCAATGAAAAAACCAAACGGCAAGCCTACTCGTAAGGCTCTTGCCCTTCGCAAATGGAAATGTTAATTATGCCCGGACACTACGGAAACAAGAAAAAAAAAAGAGCACCTTCTGCTAGACCAACTAAATCTAAAGGACCAGTTATGAAAGCTGTTAAAGCTGCTGCAATAGGAGCACCCGGAATAGCTGCTGCTAAAGGTGT